TTGATTTTTCTAAAGCTACGGCTTCAGCAATTCTCAATAATTCAAGCCTAAATGTAACTCAACCAGCATCGTCGAATGGAAAAATAGAATTTGTAAGAGTGAAAATATCTATGACTCGAGAAGAGCTCACACTCCAAACTGAAATGCTTGTTCATAAAGATAAGATGTCATACGCAGAAGCTATATGTCACTTATGTGAACAACGCATGATCGATCCAATAGATATGGCAAAGCTTGTAAAAGGTCCACTTAAATCAAAACTTGAAGCTGAAGCAATGAATAGAAATATAATTAAGAGTAGTACATCAACATTATTTTAAGGTAAGTATGGAATATAACTCACATGTTTATTGGCCTTGGCCAGATGGAGACCAAGATGGCTTTTCTTGTAAATGTAACTTTACAATAACTAAAAAGGCTATGTGCAAAACAAAAGAGGACGCAAATAGAATAGAAGAAATTTACGACCGACTTAGAAGTGAAAACTTTGGTCAAGTATTATTACCAGCTTTTAAGTATACTCGAGATAGTGACACTGAAGTTACTTTGCAACAGCAATTTATTAAGGGGGTTCCAGTCGGTACTTTAGTAAAACGTTTTAGCGATATTGTTTATAAAGAAGTTGTAGAGAAAAAAGGTGATTGGACTTTTGTTGATTATAGTACTTTTAACTTTATAGTGGAAGAAGAAACAAATAAAATTTATGCAATCGATTTTTTATCATACGCAAATGATAGTGGTGAACCTTGGGGCTCAAGAAAAGATAGGTGGGATATGTATCAAACCCATCATAAGGATAAGATGAAAGCGTTAGGTATTAATGACTGATAATTATAATAACACAAAATATTGGACTTCATCAGATTATATTGATGAACCATATACTTTAGCCGCACATATAACAAAATCTACTACGAGAAATAATACTAAAAAGTTAGAATATATTTGGGAAATCAATAAACTAGACTGCAATCAACCATTAAACTATTTCTTTGCTATTGAAAACAAAATTTTAAAATTTGGACAAAGTAATAGAGACGCTATTGGTAGATTAAATAGATATAAACATCAGCACCCTGATGAGTATATGACTTTAATATTTGATGAGTTATATAAAGGTAAAAATCCAAGATTATATATTAGATTAGCTGAAGGTAAAATGGTTGATTTTTCAACTGGTAAAGAAATGTGTTATCAAAATACTGCTGATTTAGAAGCAAGGCATATTATTAGATATGAAGAAGCTATTGGAATAAAACCTATGGCAAATAGTAAAATAGGATAAAAAATGACGGGATTTGAAGCATATAGAATATATAATGCAATAAGATTACATTTTAATACAGATTATAATGCAATCAAATATCATTTTAAGACTAATGTTAGTCCAAGCTCTTTTGAGATAAAGAAAGAGAGATACTTTTTCGAAAAGTTGGCTCGAACATATCCCAATCTTAACGACTTAATTGGATTCTATACTTCTAACTTTTTGAAAGAAAACACCTGGCCAACAGAAATGAAAGTCAACGTATATAATGATTGGAAAGGTCGCTTTGAGTCGATGAGTTACTTATTATCAGAAGATTGTAAGACCATCGCAGAGCAGGCTGAAGACAAGACTTGGGGTTTTACGGATTTATTTAAAGCAAGAAATACTTTTTTATATGACTTATATCATTCTGATATAATTGAAATAGAGACTTTATGTTTATTTGAGATGATGTTGAAAAAGCGATGGCTTAATCTACATTCTTCTCAAGACCCACTCGGATTGTATGAAACATTATCAGCTCGAGTGTATAAATATAGAATGCTACTGGAGTTCCTCGGTATACAACCGACAACAAAGATGGCAGAAAATGCAATAAAAGTATTGACACCAATACTAAATTGTGATAATATATAACATATACAAAATAAACAATAACATACACTGCAATATAGGAGAAAAATAAATATGTCATTCGCGGCACTAAAGGCATCTAGAGAAGATGCAATGAATAAACTAATCAGCGCTGCTGATTCAACAAAAGACAAGTCTTATGGCAACGATGGTGAATGGAAGCCAACCGTTGATAAGGCTGGAAATGGATACGCTGTTATTCGTTTCTTACCAGCGCCACAAGGTGAAGATTTACCTTGGGCAAAGTACTGGGACCACGGGTTCAAAGGCCCAACAGGTCGTTGGTATATCGAAAACTCATTAACATCGATTGGTCAGAAAGACCCGGTTAGTGATATGAACTCTTATCTTTGGAACACAGGACGTGATGAAGATAAGGACATAGCTCGTCAACGTAAGCGTCGTTTGCATTACGTATCTAACATTATGGTGATTACTGACCAAGGTAATCCTGCTAATGAAGGTAAGGTATTCTTATACAAGTTTGGTAAGAAAATCTTTGATAAGGTTATGGATGTAATGCAACCACAGTTTGCTGATGAAACTCCAGTCAATCCATTTGACTTTTGGGGTGGAGCAGACTTTAAGTTGAAGATTCGTCAAGTAGAAGGCTATCGTAATTATGATAAGTCTGAGTTTGATAATCCTACTCCTCTACTTGGTGGAGATGATACCAAGCTTGAAGAAGTCTATGACCAACTAAAATCTTTAACAGATTTTGTTGACCCGGCTAATTTCAAGAGTTATGCGGAACTTCAGCGCAAGCTCTATGAGGTTCTTGGTGAAGATGGAGTCCCCGGTGTATCTACTGAAGTGGCTACGGAATTGAATGAAACTTCCGAGCCGGTAGTTGATGCTCCTGCACCAGTAGAACCAACTCCAGTTGCACAGCCCGCGCAAACTGGTGATACGGAAGATGATGATGCATTGAGTTATTTTGCTAAACTTGCTCAGCAAGATTAATTTAACTCATTTGAATAGGGTAGGGAGTGGTCGTTCATTGGCCACTCCCTTTTTTTTATATAAGTTGTCTTGGTCCCATGCCATACATTGCCATGGTTAAGTCCCTATCAGGCGTGATAGTATTTTGAATTTGAGTAACTGCCATAGATTGATTCCCTTGGCCACCACCTACATTTTCAACTATCACGGGTTGTGATGCATTGTTTGCTTGTTGATTTAAATTGTCTTCTTGCATGGCTGCTATTCGAGCGCCTTGCCTTGTGTTCATGTTTTGGATATTGACTCGGCCGGTTCTTCCACCAAAGGACATTGAAAAACCTTCTGGTACTAATGATATTGCATCAACAAATTGCTCTAAATTTTTTATTCGACCTTTATTATCTAGGTCTGCTAACATTTCAAGGAATCGTTTAATACCTTCTTTTGATTCCTTACTCCCCATTGTTTTTGTAGCATTGGCGAATCTCTCAAGGCCGGCTCCAGCGTCTTCTAATGCGGGTTTAATTGCTTTAATACCATCTACATTATCGGCCAATCTAAGTATCTTATCCATTGGAGCTTCACCACCAAAGAGTTTTCCAACACCTTCAATAAATGACCCAATCCCTTGACCTGCACCAAATGCAGCAAGTCCTGCGCCGATTCCTGTCATAGCCAATAAGAATGTGGCAGAATCACCAATAAATTCTGTAGCACCACCTAATTTATCACTTATTGATAATAATGTCATTACATTATCAACAATTGTTTGCGCAAATCCACCTGTTGAGAAATCAGAAATAGCGGTTCCTAGACCAGCAATGCCGGCTCCAAGACCAAAGACTGCGAGACCAAGACCTATACCCGACATTGCAAGATAAAATGTACCAGCCTTTCCAATTAAATTAGCAGCACCACCTAGCTCATCAGATATAGATAATAAAGTTATTACACTATCTTTAATGGATTGAGCAAACCCACCTGTAGTAAAGTCTGCTAAAGCCGATGTTAATCCAGCAACACCTGAACCGATTCCAAATACGGCTAAACCCAATCCGATACCAGTCATTGCTAAAAGAAAAGCAGCACTTCCACCAATAAATGAGGCTGCACCTCCAAGCTCATCAGATATAGACATCAAAGTTACTACTTGAGATTTTATATTCTCAGCAAAATTTCCAGTTCCTGTAAAAGTTTTAAGACCATCAGACACTCCAGCAATTGCAGAACCCGCTCCAAAGATTGCTAATCCTAATCCAATCCCTAGCATTGCAAGATAAAATGCTCCACCATCTGCTAGCATTGCGACATTACCACCCAGTTCATCTTTAATAGATAAGCCAGATAATTTAATCATACGTTCAGCTAATTCATAAATTTTTACTGGTTTATCCATGTCTAAAACGAATACATCACCACCCTCTGCCATTGAACCAGCTTGTAAAACAAGTTGAG